GATTGGAGCGTAGTAGCGCGAGGCGAACTGTTGTCCGGCGATGCGGGCAGGGTTGCCGCCATCCGTGCCCGCGAACGCGCCGATGATCGCCTGCTGCACGAGGGCGGCGACGTTGGCCGGCACGAGCGGGCTGTTGGCGAGCACGACCGAGAACAGGATCGGCAACGCCTTGGCCGTCGTGTAGCTCACCGAATAGGCCGGATACGGCGGGGTGTAGCCGCTCTGCGTGTCCAGCACCTGCACGGTGGTGTTGCCGCTGTAGGAGCAGCCCGGCGCCTTCTTCGACCAGATCGCGCGGGCCACGTCGGCAGGAGCACCGCCGGCCACAGCCACGAACAGGCTGTTGGCAGGCAGGGATACGCCCCCGACCGTCTGCGGGCTGTTGGTCGAGTTCTCCGTCACGAAGGCGTCGATTACGCCATTGACGCCGAGAACCGCGCCGCGGATCGCGCCGAGGGCACCGATTGAGTTCTTGGCCACCGAGAGGCGCCGCCGTGCCTCGAACGCTGTCCGGCTCTCAACCAAATTGCCGAGGACGCCGTCACCGGGGTTCGTGATCGTGTCCCACCCGGAGATGGCTTGGTAGATCGTCGTGAGGGTGCTTGCGGGGCACGGGATAGGCCCTACAGCCTGATTGGCGAACTGGAGCGTCATCGTGCCCGAGGCATCGAAGGTGCCGCCTGTGAGGCACGTATACGTGTTGCCGGAGGCATCCTGCGCGAGGGCGCCGGTCGGGATCGTGACGCCCTGCGCGCCGATGACGGTGCACGAGACGACGGTCGGCTGCGCGGGGTTACGCTCGATGAAGTAGATCCGCCCGATGCCGTCCTGCATCCGGCCTTGTGCGAAGGCCGGATCCACCTGCGAGGTGTAGAATAGGAACATGTCCATCACCGCGCCGATGATGGCGGTGTCGGACGTGGCGAGTTGGCCCTGCGGTGTCGTCAGATCCGGGTTGAGATTACCCCCGAACACCTTCTGCAGATCGGCGATCCGCCCAGCGAGGATATCGCTCTCGGCAGGCGCGATGAAGCCGCCCGTCCCGAAGGTGGGCGCCGGAACGCTGGAGGATGCCATGGAGCCTCAGAAGCCTGCGGCGGAGATCTGGCCGGAGATGTCCTTGATCTGGACCTGCCCGGTGACCTTGCGGTCGGCGTAGCCGGTGAGGAAGGCGCGGGCCTGGACGACGCCCGGCACGAGCAGCGCAGCGCCCTCAAAGTACGATTTCATCAGCGAGACCGGCGGGTAGTGGCCGAGCACCTGATCGAAGTACGGGACGCCGCGCGCTTGGTCATAGAAGACCTCGCCCGCGAATGTGCGGATGGATGATGCAGCATCCTGCGCACGAGGGTAGGGCTGGGTGGGGACGGCGATGTTGCCCGACACGTCGAGGCAGAGATCCGAGGTCGCGGTGTCGAGCAAAAGCGTGGCGGCCATGGGCTAGGTTCCTGGCGTCGGCGCCGGGCCGGCAGCGTGGGTGTGCCCCTGAAGGCTGACCTGATCCGCGCCGCCCTGCCCCGCCGTGATGTTCTTCGGCGAGGTCAGGTTGCCGTCCTTGTCGATTTTCACGCCGTTCAGGTTCCAGCCGTCCGCCTTGTTGGAGACGAGCTTGTTGCCGTTGCGATCCTGGATCGTGAGACCGCCGTCGCCATCATCGAACCGGATGAACTGCTTGACCTGCTGGCTCTTGCGCGGGAGCGTGCCGTGGAAGACCGAGTCCGCCATGTTCGAGCGGCGCTGCGAGCCTGGGTTGGCTTCCTTCCAGTCGTTCGACTGCGCCGAAGAATGGTCCCGGTCCATGACCGAGAAGTTGCCGACATCGCCGACCTGAGGGTCGTTGACGACGACGCTGTCTCCAGACTGATTGCGCGGAACCGGCACCCCGTAGATCGTACCGTGCGAGGTCGCCTTGCCGGAGCCGTCCGCCATCTTCACGACGGGCTGGATGTCGATCGTGCAGGGCTCGGTGAGGCTGTTGCGGTTGTGAACGGCGACGATCTTCGCGGCGTAGTGGAACCGCTTCTCGCCCATCGCCTGGTCGATCTGCGTGTCGTGCTGATTGAAGGCCGAGGTCGAGCCAGTGTGTCGGACCTGGCCGACGACGCTGTCATCCCCTCCAGACCCGCCCGCACCAACGCTCATGGCTTACCTTGTGCTCCGACCGACGTGGTCGAGATGATCTGAAACCACCGCCCATTCGGGATCTCGGCATCCAGCGCCATCGCCAGCGAGATCACGTTCCACTTCCCGCAGGCCGGGGTGATCGCGCTCTTGACCTCAATCTGCCCGGCGTACCGAACCTGAGGGTTGAACAGGGTCGTGACCTCGACCCCAGACTGGGTGAATGCGGGGTAGCCGACCATCTCAGGCGGCTGGATCACGGGCGTGCCACCCTTGCGGGACTGCCCCGCCGGCCAGATCGCCAGCGTGCCGTTGTCGATGACCCAACCGATGCCGGCCATCTGCGCCAGCATCTGCATCTGTGAGCGCGGGTTGCCCGGCAGGTACGGGTTCATCACCTTCGTGCTGACGCCGTTGTTTTCGAACTGAAGCCCAACCTGCTTGGCGGCCCGCTCCATGGTCTGCGCCACGTCAGCCGAACCCTTGACGCTGATCGGCTCGTTCGGTGCCCCTGCCTCGTACAGCCCGGCATGGGCCGAGATCCGGAAGCAGACCTGAGGCATGCCACGCATGTCGGCGTAGGCGAGGCTGATCGTGCCTTGGAACACCACCGTTGGCTGCTGGCCATCCTCGTAGGCCTTCACCACGACGGTGTTCTTGTCCATCAGGTTGACTTGGGTGCCCAGGGTTGTGAGCTGGTTCATCAGCGACAGCGGCAGGCCATAGATGGCCGCCTCCATTTGCCCCATGTCCGAGCCGCCGGGCTTCACGATATCGACCGTGGCCCTGTGGCCGCTGATCTGAGCCGTGTTGCCGCCCTTGCCGAAATTACCGTTCTTCAGGGTCAGCGTGAAGTCGAGGTGCTTCTTGGCGAACGTCATGCAGCGATCAACTCGCTTGCTTCCAAATAGGCGAGATGGAAGCGGGATCCGAGACCGCCGTAGGCCGGTTCGTCAGAACCCTGCGTGTCGATGAAGATCAGGTCGCCGATGAAGCCGAGGTAATCCGCGCGAACAATTCGGGTGACGTTCAGCGCGGGCGTTCCGGCGACCAGCAGCACGTTGGCGACGTAGAGGTCCACGAACAGGCCGTAGAGCTTCTGGTACAAGTTGATCTGACAGGGCTGGCCCGCCAGCGTGACTGTGATCGCCTGGTTAGCGACGGCTTGGATCGGAATAATCTGCATCGGCTAGGGACCGCCGCCGAAGAGGTTGTACTGATCTGGACCAGCCGCCTGAAGGCCGCTGATGCTGGACGAGGTCTGCGGAAGTGTGACGCTCTGCTCTGGCAGAGTGATCTCCATTGAGGCGTCGATGCCACCGCCGCCCAGTCCCTGAGGCGTCTCGGTTCCGCTGATGCCGCCGATCCCGAAGTTGCCGTTGCCGAGCGTCCCAGAGCCTGAACCGTTGGGGTCAAAACCTCCGACGCTGTAACCGCCAGCGAAGCCTTGGCCCTGCGCGCTGGTGATGTCGGTTGCGCCCGGCGAAGAGGGCTGAACGGCGCCGCTGTTGACCTGATCCGCCCCCGAAGGACTGGCGGCGTCACCCACGCTGCCGGTCGCGCTCGGCGTGTCAGAGCCGGTGGCATCTGCCCCGCCAGCCGCACCAGCCGTGCTGGACTTCACCTGCCGAACCTGCCGGCACCAAACCGAGACGATGATCAGCCCGACGCCGTTCTGGGCAGTACGGCGGTAGTCGAGATGGACGAGGTTGACCGGGGTGTAGACCGCCTCGGGGCTGACGGCGTCGTAGTAGTTCAGATCGCCGACGATGGCGCGCAGGCTGTTGAGCAGCGCCGCACGGTTCGCCTCGGATCCGCCGGCCGTGAACACGAGCCGGACATCGTAGGGGATCGTGACTTTGTTGTAGCTCTCGAATTGGCCACCCTCGACTGGGTAATCCGAGATAGCCCAATCGGCCTTGTGGTCAAAAGCCACGACGTTATCGCAGACGACGACCGGGGCCCCGCGGCGGAAGATGCCCCACTCGGCAACCCCGCTCCCGAAGAACGGCAGGCCGACCGCATCGGCTGCGGCAAGGGCAATGCCGAGGCCCGCGTTGGCGGCAAATGCCACCGCCGGGATGCCATCAACGTTCGGGACATTCACGAGTTCAGGCACGTTCCAGTTCCGTTCCCCTCGACGGGCTGGCGAGACGCGCCCATTTTGCAGCGATGCGTTCGACTGCTGCGCTTCTCTGTGTTCTGACCTTGAGTGCCGGGCCAGCGATGGCCCAGGCCCCAGACCCCTATGCGGCAGATGTCGCTCAGGCGGCGAGGAAGCGTCTTCA